TACAACGGCATCTGAGAGGTCTTTAGACCCTTTCCTAGGGTGGTCTACCTTCTTATCTGAAACGATCTTTAGTTCGCTCATTTCCTCTAGCAGCAACTGAATGTGTGGCATGACAACTCTCTGCTCATAAAGTAGCATGGCAAAGTCTTCGTAATGTTTCTTTGCAACAGACAAGGTATCTGTCTTGATGCCCTGAGCCTTTAATTCATTCTGGATATCGAAAGACTGCCAGCGGTCAAAGGTGACCATGCCAATCTTGAATCCTTCTCTTCTGAATGACTGAATCCATTTCTTAACCTCAGACAGATCTACAGGACCCTCTCTCTTAGGCTCCCACCACACGACAGCATCGACAATAACAAAGGGAACTGTCTGTGTGTATTCATTGAATGACTGCATCGTTACCCAGCGGTCAACGTGAGAGATTGCAACGGCACACTTGTCGTGCTTCTGTGCAAGGTCAGCGTGTAAGTAATAAACTGAGTCCTCTTTTGGTTGCCACGATGGTTCGATTCTTTTGAAATTATCAATGGGATTTACCTTGATCATTGCCTCTTCTAGTTTTTCTACTTGCTTAAAGAATGCGTCGCTAGAGTATGAAGGCATACATGCAAATCTCTGCATGGCATCTGCATAGTCAGTCATAAAAGAAATCTTAAAGTTCTCAATGCTTCTTGTTGGGTTTGCTTCCCAAGTAGGTCTCCTAATTGCAAACACACCTGGGTATTTATATCCAAGGATGTGATCCTCTTCCCATTCAATCTTAAACTCATTCTCTGGCATGTCTGCTGGTAGGTCTGGGTTGACAACAAAGGTGTATTCCTTTTGCTCAATCTCTTTCTCTGCAATAACATCGTTGTACCTGCGAGTGATAAAGTCGTTGGGATGACGAGGGAAGGACAGTAGAATTACCTTGCCGTAGTCTGGGAAGCGAGAGTCTACAGATGCGCGGAAGGCCTTGTAGATAGCGTCTGGTGTCTTAGAACTTTCTGAGTTTGCCGTCTCAGAGAAGCCTGAGATCTCATCAAGAATGGCAAGGATAAGGTTTAGTCCCTCATGACTCTCTCGCTCTGAGTGACCTGAGTAAACAGTAATAGTCTTATCAAACTCAACGTTGTCCATCTTCGCCTCAAACCTACCTGCAAACCAAGGTGACCTTTCGATCTTTGTTCTAAAGTTTTTGAAGAACACGTTCTTTGCCTGCTGTGCGTTGATAGCAATGTTAATAATGTCAATAGAGTCGCCTGGTGGCTTGCCAAAGTATGCTGCTGGATCTTTTAAGCAAAGAAGTTTATACACTAGGTAGGCACAACCAATGGTTGATGTATGGTCCTTGCCGCTGCCCTTCCCAAGTTGCAGGATGATTTCTGACTTTGTGTACTTCTTGTAATGCATCCTTCCCTTCTCGTCTCCAAGGTATCTACAAACATCTTCCTCCTTGTAGATCTGACTCATAGCCTCTACTAAGTCACGCTGAATGTCTGACAGGGGTGGCTGATTGAGATAGTTCTCATCATGCAGGAATGTGTCTAGGTCTACTGGAGTTTCTTCAAAGGGATTGTCACTAAGAAGATCTACCAAATCTCCAAAATCAAGACTCATTGAAAGTCACGGCCTGATGTGGGTTGATCTCAGTAAGTCTGCGAGCCACCTCAGGCTTACAACTATTGCACTTACCAGAGACTTCTTTAATAATCTTAGTTAGGATTTCTTGTCGTCTTTCCATTTCTAAAAGTTCTTCTGCAATTTCCTTGTTCTCAAGAAGCCCCGCCTTTTGTAGCATGTCAAGACGTTTTGATTCAATGTCTAGAATAAGTTTGATTGCGGTAGTCTTACTGTTTAGACTACCCTGATTCTCTGCGTCCTCAATGACCTCGTATGCCTTGCTGATTAGATGATTGTAATGCTTGTCAGCACCCGCCAAAGCCTCTCTAGCCCTTGCTCTAATAGCCTCATTGTTTGCTGCTGCGTATCTCCACTCATCTAGTAGGCCAACAACTCTGTTTCGTGTAATGCCAAGAGATTTTGCAATTGCACTTGGATCATTCCCTTTGATGTATTCGGAGGCAACCTTGTTTACCATGTCGATATGCTCAACTAGTTCTTGCCCTGTTTCCATTAGATCTCCTGTCCTAAGGGAAAATTATACCATAAAATGAGTGAGGGGGAGTGGTTGTTGCCGCGATTATGTGGTTCCACTCCCCACCCAAACATCTAGCAGGAAGTGCCTGGAACGGTTGCGTTCCAATGTTTCTTTCCTGCCCACTTACCTTCAAAGTTTAGGGCTGTGAAGAATGCCCTGTCCTGAAAGTACCTGTTCCATTTAGTAATGTGAACATCAAACAGATCCCTTAGGTATGGATCAAGACCGTCGTCTGTTTTCTTAGACTCCTTGATCATCATCCAAACTAAGCCGTCCCTCCAATTATTATCAAGGAACTGGTAGGCTCCGCTTGCACTTGAAGAACGATTCTTAGCCTTGTAACGGAAGTTGCTTTCTCTGTCCATCACACATTTGCGCCAAGATTCCTGCCCCTTATAGTAGTACTTACCACGATAGAGACTCTTCTCGTAACCTTTCAAGTCCTTGGCTTGCTTTGTAACAGCCGCCTGAAATTCAGGGTGGACCTGATTGGATCTTACTATTCTTTTGTCAAGAGGTGTGCTAGTTGCTTGTGGCTCTAGCGTCACCTCAACAACTACCTCTTGGGTAGGTGTCGCTATGTTACTTCCTTCGTTTGACTTAGCATCTGCTTTAGTCGGGGAGCAACTGACCAACAGTAGTGCAGTCACTATGGCTAAAGTTATTTTCGTCATACTCTGTTACCTCCATAGCGGCAACTTATCAATTATATCATTATTTCGTCTTATTTTGCCTTTTTCTTGCGACGCTTCTTGGGAAGCGGCTTGATTCTTTCTGGGTAGAAAGACCTCTGACCGCAACCTACGCCCTTCTCAAGTGCAACGAGGTCTATCCATTCATTGCCATTGTCAAGGCGTTTTGTGTGCTGCATGAAGCGAAACTTAGTTCCCCATACGCCCTTTACCTTAACAATCTCACCCGACTCAATGCGACGCTTCTCGTCCACATCGTAGTAGGGAACACGTTGGTATAGGTGATCAAAGTCACTAACAACTTTCTTTCTGCGTGCCATGATAGTTAACCTTTCTTAGTCCCAAACATCCTTACAAGAATATTATACCAGGGTCTAAATCTATTGTCAAGACTTTGAAATTCTGTATAGGATCAGGTATCCGATCAAGTCATCAAGATCATTGTCACCGACATAGGCCTGGTCATTCTTAATCCTATTTAACTTATCGTCAATACGATTAGCGATTCCCTCTTGTGACCCTGCCTTGGCAAAGATAGAGATTGGCTCTAGTGCTGAGTTGCCGTAAGCAATGTTCTTGTCAAGAAGAAGTAGTTTGATCTCATCACAAGCCTTATCAATTTCATGACCGCTGGGTGCGCGGTGGATCAGCATGTCCCAATCAACCATGTCTGAGTCGAATGCATCCCAATCCTTTTCCCAATCATTCCAAATGTCATCAATGTCTGTCTTGCTATGCTCTTCTTCAACTGGAAATTCTACTACGTTGTCTTCTTCCATTATTATCTCCTTAGTCCAAATTTCTTAAGTTGTCTGTATATAATTTGAATGCTTACTCCGCACTCCTTAGCAATATCATCAACGGACTTCTTCTCCATGACGTATCGCTTCTTTAGGTAGGCAGCAGAGTGATGTAGTTTACTGGTCATTATACTCTACCCTAGCCCAATTATCAATGCAGTAAATTCCTATGCCCATTGAATCGGCAATGTCATTGTCGCCAATGTCAACGTCAAACTTTTTGCAAACAGTCCTGATAGTCTTTTGCTTTCTAGCATCTCTTTCTGCCTTCTTGTACCACGAGGTTGTCCTCTTTGGATTATCAGTTCTAATCTTCTTTTTCTCTGCGGCTGTTAGCAACTTGGTTCCAATGTATGATTGCCATGTAAGTGGCGGTACTGAAAAGATTTTATCAATACCCGCCAACGCAGCAGCGGAAACAATAGCACCCTGACTCATTGATAGCCCAGAGGCGACAGCAGGACTCTTAACAAAGATGGGACGCTCAATAACCATGACACCTGGATTGCTTGTCTGCATTAAAGCGTTTACCTTCTTCCCTGCATCTATTGTCTTTTCATAAATATTGTTGCCCTCAAACTTCATCTTACCAAACTTTGACAACTCCCTGTCTTCAAACAATGAGAAGGCAAAACTGTTAAGGCTTGCGTCAACAGTCATAAACTTTTTCGGAGAACTAGTTGTTCTGACCGTGTTACTAGCCAAAGTCAATCATCCCTTTCATTTGCCTCAATGCTTTATCTGCTGCATCTTGCTTAGCAGCACAGGAGACGCAATAGTTTGTGTTGTTATAGATGGACAACAATGTTCCGCATTGCCCCTTACATCTTCTATCTTTACCTATTCTATTCTTTACACGAGTAGCAAGGTATCTTTCGCTAACCTTTTCCTTAGTAGATTCCTCACGGCATTCTTTGCTGCAATAAATCTGATAGGAAACGTTAGGCTCAAAGTCTTTACCACACCAATCGCATAACTTTATCATAGGTAATTTAGTCTCTCAATCTTGATATCACCCTTAGGGCTTGCGGCACAGGTCTTAGCAAGAACACAGTTCTTACAGATCTTTGAGTTTGATCGGTATGCCTTCTGAGGAAGAATGCCTTCCTTGAATGAGCGATACACCTGCCTCATCCAATTGAATGCGTAGTCAACCCACTCAACGTACTCTGGCTGTGCCTCAACAGTAATTGAGTGCAACTCATGAGAGTTCTTGTTCTCATAAAGCAACACGCCAAAACGCTTGCCAAGTACCTTCATGTAGATAACCAACTGCATGAGATGGTATGAAGGTGGCTTAGCATTCTTGCGATACGAGAATGACTCATCTCGCATGGTCTTGATTTCAACTACTGGCTGCTCTTCTTCAATCTGCACAATAGCATCTGCGAATCCAAAGATGGGTGGGTCTTCTGAAACAATGCGCTTCTCTTTCTCCACCATAATGCCTGCGTTCTCAATTGCAGTCTGGATACGCTCGTGACCATCAATACCGCTTCGCATGTTGGCAGCATCATATGCAGTAGCGTTGTCTTCAAAGTCTGCGCCGCTAAATGCAAGATACCAATAGCGAGGACATGCACCCTCACCATACACCAACTTAGAAGGACTAAAGGACTTCTTTGTTAGAAACTTAGTCTCTCTGTCAGCGGTGTAGCCGCGATCAATATCAGACATAAACTTCTTCAAGTTCAATGACTGATCTGGAACATTTAGAACTTGTTGCAATAAATTTTTAGCCATGATAACTACTCCCTAATTTGGCACTATACTTGAGTGAGTCCACAAGACGCTGTACAGCATCGTTGGCAGAGTAGTATAGGTTTTTCTTCTCTCTTTGATCCTTTTTAACATTTGTATAATAACTTGCAAGCATCTTGAACTTAGCCGCGTATGCCTCCAACTGTACCACTAGACTCACCGCTTTCTGTGGTGGTACGTCAGGGTTGGCAATCAACTTGACGATTACCTCAAGAGTCTTAGTGATCTCTGGGTCATCCATAATGTCAGAGATCTCTGTAAACTCATACACTTCATTGATTAGATCAATCGTGCTTGCGCTCATTGTTTTGCCTTTCTCTTATTCGTAACATTATACACCATCGTTTCTTTCTTCTACAAGCATCTCAAGGTCGGCAAGTTCATGGATAGCCAACCTAACTTTATTAGCCCCCTCGCCAAGAACTAAAACAATAAGTGGCGACTTAGACTTGTCTGCCTTTAGTGCATCTGTGACTACCTTGGCCCAAACATCTTTGCTTAGACTAAAACTCTTTGAGAATTCTTTGTAGTCTACAACATAGTCTTCCCATGACGCATCGCCCTTCTTGGTTCCTCTGCCTGAGTTTTTGTGTAGCCTTGCACCCATACGCTTTGCCTCGCTGGCCTCTGACATTAGTATCCTCTCACATAAAGGTTTACAATAGAGATATGACCACATTCACATCGCCAGGTAAAGTCATAACTGGAATAGTAAAAGCGTGCAGACGAAACTTCAGCCTCGCATTCAGAACATTTGAACGTTCCTTCGTAAGTGCTGAACTGGGGCTTTTTACCCATTTAGGGCCTCCCTCAGATAGTCCTGCAAGTCAAGATCTTCCCTGACTGCTGCCACTAAATTATCTCTGCCTTGATGACGATCATCCTTTAGCGTATACCACGCGCCAGATCGCTCAATGATTCCTTGCATCTCTGCTGTGTCAACTAGGTCTGCGATGGAGTCAATGCCAATGTGGTCACCATCAAAGTAGAAGTCGTACTCACCACTCTGGAATGCTGGGCTTGTCTTGCTAAACTGCAAATCCCAACGCACCTTTCTTCCTACCTTAGTCTCAATGATCTTGTCTCCAACATACTTCTTGCCCTTGATAGCCTGATTGTCTGACTCAGAACTAAACACCTTTAGGATGGTTGAAGAGTAGAACTTTGTAGCGTTACCGCCCTGTGGCGCAGGTTGTGTGTACATCGCTGAGATAGCGTTGCGAGCCTGAGAGATAATTAGCAGAAGCGTAGGCTTGGTTCTGTTGTTAGCGTAGTTCAGCATCTTCCATGCGTTAGAGAAGTCTCTTGACTCTGCACCAATCTGCTTTGTGTTCTCTAGTTGCTTTAGTTCATCTCCACCCTTCTCAAAGTAGACGGCTGGAAGCAATGCAGAGATGGAGTCAATCACAATGATATCCACGCCTGCTGCCATAAGATCTGTGCCAACGTCAACCATGTCGTTGATTGTGCGAGCCTGAGAAACAATTAGGTTGTCTGTGTCTACGCCCAGGCTCTCTGCCCATTCCTTTGAGTAGGACATTTCTGCGTCGATCCACGCACACACCTTGCCCTCTTCCTGAGCGAGACCAATCGTTTGAAGGCACAGGGAGGACTTAGCGGAACTTTTATTTCCCCATATCAATACCTGCCTACCATATGGGAAACCGCCTCCTAGGGACGAATTAAGGGCTTCTGAGGGGGTCTTGGCATACTCAATAGGAGCAACTTCTGAACCCATAGAGATAGCCTTGCGTAGATTAGGGTTTAGTTGGGATAGTACTTCTTGTACTGTCATGCCAGAGTCCCATGCATATGGTCGCGTCCTCTATTAATTTCTATTTTATTATTGAGAGCATCGGACAACTTGGTCTTCGTATAACCAGTCTCGTTTAAGAATGCCCAGAAGTCAAGAACACGGATAAGAATATCTGCTAGTTCTTCTACAACTAGATCGCTTCCCTTGTCTTTGCGGATTGCCTCTAGTACCTCTGTGACCTCGCTATGAACCATAGCAAGTTGCTTTAAATAAAATACAACATGATCTGCCTCATCCATGTTTTCGTAAGGCTCATAAAAGCCCTTGGCCTTAGCATTAGCGTGAAGCGTATGTGCTAGGTCGTCAATGTCTGCCAGTCTCTTCATTAAACTACTACCTCCTGAAATGTCATATCTCCTTCTTTCGTTTGTGAAAAACTTAACTCTGCAACTTCACCAGGCCTGATTCTGGTGTATGCCATAGCGAACTTTGTGGGGAACACAACGACAGAGAACATCTGCTTGTCGCTGTTAGCAACAACCATTGATGCCATTTTCTTACCTGCCTTAGTTACGCGAGGCTTAAATGATACCACAAAATGCTGGTCCTCATTAAATGGAATGTCACGATAGTTTAGGAACCTCTTTAGTGGCGACTCATTTTCTAGGAAATCTTTTACTGTAAGAGCCTCAACCACTCTGTTGTCTGCAACAAGAAGAACGTATGTCTTGCCAGACTCTACGGATGGTTCTTCTGTGTCAAAGATGCCAGCAGTACCTGTTGAATCTAGCAACTCAACTCTGCTCCACCCCTTGCCTCGCTTGATTGACCTGATAAGACCAATCATAACGTAGACACCTTTCTCTTCATAGTCCTCAGCGTTTGTTGCTGCGGCCCTAATGTATGGTGGAACATCTTCCTTAAACTCTGGAAGGTTTAGGTACTCGTAAAGGTTGTCCTTGATCTTCTTTGGGTCGGCTGGATTGTCCTTGAAGGCAACTGCACCAATAGCGTCTAGAGATGCCAACGCCCTGCTGTTTACACCGTTGCCCTTAGTGAAAGTAAACTCTTCCACTTCCTTGTAGGACTTGAATGGGCGAGCCTCAATGTATCTATTAGCAATCTTATCACTAATAAACTTAATGCTTGACAAGCCAAATCGGATTGCATTGCCCTCAATCTGGAAGTCTGTACCACTATCGTTGATGTGTGGCAAGCGCATCTTGATTCCCATACGCTTTGCTTCAATCAGATACTCTGTGCGAGCATCCTTGTCTTTCTCATTCTTGAGAACACAATACATGAACTCAACTGGATAGTAGTACTTTAGCCATGCTGTCCAATAAGATAGTTTAGAATATGCAACAGCGTGAGACTTATTGAATGAGTATCCTGAGTGTGCCTCAAAGTCATTCCACATCTTCTCAGCAGTAGGTCCACCAATAATCTGACCAGCATTATTTACAAATTGATCTCTGAACTGATCAAACTCTTTAGCGTCCTTCTTCTTACCAATAATCTTACGAACCTTGTCTGCCTCTACCATAGTCATACCGCCAAGCGTTACGCAGGCCTGCATGACTTGCTCCTGATAGAGAATACATCCATAAGTTTCTTCTGTGAAGTCCTTCATCAATGGGCTTGAGTAAACAATATCCTGCTTGCCCTTCTTGCGAGCGATGTAGTCTTTACCGATTGTGTTCATAGCACCTGGGCGAACCAAGGCGTTAGAAGCAACAAGTTCGTTGAAGTTGTTTACTCCCATGCGAACTAGCAGATTTGTGTATGGTGCTGCTTCACATTGGAACACTCCCTTTGTGTGACCATTGGACAGAGATCCATAGACAAGAGGATCATTCATTGGTATCTCTGATAGATTAACATCTATCTTCTGACGCTTCTTGATTGTTGCAAGACAGTCATTGATTACCGTCAAAGTCTTTAGGCCTAGTGCGTCAATCTTGATTAGACCAATGTCAGCAGCCTCTTCCATATCAACTGCCACCACAGGAAGCCTCGTGTCAGAGCCTGTAGATGCTCGCGTCTCCATGGGTGCAACAGTTGCTAGAGGAACCTTAGAGGTTACTACGCCTGCTGCGTGCATACCTGTACCACGAATGCGACCACGCAACTCGTCTGCATACAACTCAACCTCTGGATACTTATCTCTAAACCAAGCAAGTTGCCTAGACATTTGGTATTCTTCAAAGGTGTCAATAGACTTTAGTGCCTTGTTTACGTCAGGCAGGGGAACGTTAAGAACTCTAGAAACATCTCGCACAACTCCCTTGTCCTTGAACTTTAGGAAGGTTGCAATAGATGCAACGTGACGATACTGCTTCTCTAGATAGTCCTTGACCTCTTCACGACGGCTATCTTGAATGTCTGAGTCAATGTCAGGGAAGTCATTTCTATCTGGGTTAATGAATCTAAAGAACAGAAGTCCATGCTCCAAGGGATCAATGTCTGTAATCTCTAGTGCATAGCATACGAGAGATCCTGCTGCGCTACCACGGCCTGGGCCAATCATGATGCCCTGCTTCTTTGCCCAATTGAGCATGTTACGGACAACGATAAAGTAGGAAGCAAAGTCCTTGTCCTTGATAACATTCAACTCTTCATTGAGTCTGTCCATGTATTCTGGTGTGTCTAGCCCCTTATCCTTCAAGAACTTCTCTGCCTGATCGCGGATCTCCTTGTCAGGATTGCGATACTCTGCTGGAAGAAGATTAAGATTACGACTGATTGTGTAGTCCTCAATCTTGTCAGCAATCTCTAGACTGTTCGCAAACATATCTTCTCTGAAGCCACCATTGCCATTCATTGACTCAATCATCTCGTCTGGAGACAGAAGGTGAATGTCAAACTTATTAAAACTCATCATGCGGTCATGACCATAAAGATAGTCAAGACGCTCCATCATGTCCTCTTTCTCAGTAGACTTGCTATAGGTAACACCCTTCTCCAACTTGGCATGGGTGTTGAGAATAAGCATCATCTCCTGAATAACCTTTTGATCTAGTGTTGAGTGGTGGCAGTCAGGCGTTACAACAATCTTGTAGCCTCCTGCATCTGCAAGAGAAACAAGTTCTTCATTAATACCAGGCTGATTGTGTGGCATTACCTCAACGTAGAAGTCATCGCCAAAGCGGTCACCAAACCATTTTAGGTGCTTCTTGGCAACAGCGAACTCATTTTCCTCAATTGCCTTGTTAATCAAGCCTGACATACAGGCAGAGGTAATGACAAGACCATCTTTGTATTGCTCTAAAAGATTAAAATCAATTCGTGGCTTCTTGTAGAAACCATCATTCCACGCTATCTCATTCAGCCTACTAAGGTTCTCCAAGCCCTCATCATTCTTTGCAAGGATGACGATGTGGTTGTAGATCATATCAAGCGGAGTGGTTCTCTCGCTCTTGTCTCTCTTGTCAGAGATATCAGATGTGATATAACCTTCCATTCCAAGGATGGGCTTTACAGAGTGTTCCTTTGCAACACGATAGAACTCACGATGACCAGACAGGGTGCCATGATCTGTGATTGCAACGGCTGGCATACCTAGAGATGCCGCCCTTTCGATATACTCTAGTGGAGTAGCAACTCCATCCATGGGGCTAAAGTGTGTGTGAACGTGAAGCGGTGCGTACATTTATATCCTTTCTTGGTGGGGCGAGTTGCCCCGCCCCACCGTCGTTGTGTGTCTTACCATTCAATGTTTGTTGCAGATGCGCCAACCTCAACGCCCGTATCATGACCAAGATAGAAAGCCTCCTGGTCTGCATAGGTAACCTCTAGAACTGCACGCTCTAGTGGGTAAGGGGTAACAGGTGTCCAATCAAATGGCTCTGCATCAGGTGCAGTAGGAAGAAGAACGTAGGTAGTGTCAGTACCTGTGCCTTGACGCTTCAACTTCCAACTAAGGTTGGAAACGCTTCCCGTCTCAATGACATACTCACGGATTGAATTGAACGCAGACTGCTTGCCTACGCCCTGTGACCATACGGCGACGTATGGCTCATCAATAGAGTCATCAACAAGGAGGTTGATGTAGAAGCGCAGTCGCGCCTTCCAGCCTGACTTGGGGTCTTTGGAGTACATCTCGCAACCAAAGCAACGACCCTCTTCCTCCATAGTGCAAACTGCCTTGCGGCGGTAGTCCTTGGGGTTTGTATGCTCAGATACTACGATAGCAAGATCGCGCTCTGGGCTGTAGTTGGGGGAATCCTCATCCAACTCATTGACAAAGCGAACCTTTACGCTCTGCCCATCTTCTAACTTCAACCAACGAACCTTTGGCCCGTCTGCTGCCGCTGCTCGCGGCTTATCAATGACCTGTTCCATGGCCTTTAGTCCTTTTACGATACCCATATTTCACCTCTCTATAATATTGACAATAATGGATCTGATATCTTATTGTTTAGTTTTGTTATATCTTCATCTGTCATGTCTCCAATGTCCTTGAAGCGTGACGGAATATTAACAAGTGTAGCACGGCCTCCCAGATGTTTCAAAACCTTATTTTGCATCTCTTTACCTGCCTCATCGTTATCTCCCACAACTATAGCATTGTTGAAGTACTTTGTCAACAAGCCTAGTTGAGCCTTTGATATGTTTGCCCCTAGTGTTGCTATCGCTGGAATACCGTTCTGGTCTAGCCTAATAGCATCAAAAGAAGACTCTACAACATAAACCTCTTCATGCCTTTTTGCATTGCATAGATTGAAAAAGGTCTTGCTCTTGGGAAGTCCAGTAGAATTCTTGAATACCTTGCCCTCAATAGACCTGCCAACAAACCCTAGAGTTATTGATCCAGAGGGATCTTTTACTGGAATGATAACCATGTCCTGCTTACTACTATACCCCAACATAAACTTTTCTACACTAGCCTTGGTGATGTTTCTGCTCTTGTAGTAGTTGATTGCTCGCTCTGATTCTAACGCTTGCTTGTGTAGCATTGCAATCTGGCCTTCATCGTAGGCAACGAACTCTGGCTCATCATTAATAATATTATCAAGAGATGCTGAGATATCTTCGTCAGACTTTAGAGAGTCAATGGTTCTTAGTGCCTGGAAATAGGTCAGGCCAGACTTTGTAAGCAACGCTTCTAACGGTTGTGTTTCGCCACAAGAGAAGCAGTAGAACCTGCCTGTGGTCTTAGAAACCTCACCTGCTGGTGTCCGATAATTGTTGTGGTAGGGGCAGAAGACGAGGTAGTCAGCGTCTAACTCGTTAGCAATATCTACTCCTGCGAGAGTAAGGATTTCTCTAACTTGCTCTCCTGTATATATATCGGCCTTGTACCTAGCAGTCCCTCTATCCATTGTGCCTTCCTTTTTCCAACGTATACTCCATATAATGATAACTCAAATTCATATCCATTTCCAGTATATTCTAATGTAAATTCTGCGTCAATATCCATTCTTCTACAAAAGCCTTTGTTCCTCATCTTGGATCTGAGAATCATCTCGTACTGATCTCTGAGGCGTGGAACATAAGAGTCATCATAGATTGACCCGTCTATGCTGAACCTCTTGATAGGCTTATGTATGAAGTTTTCCATGCACTAATTATACCGTATCTTTTATTACATTTGTACGTCCTCAAAGTCTCTGTACAGGAATCTTCCTGAGTCAAAGTCAGCCTGCACAAGGAACTCTCCAAGGAATCCGTTACGGTTCTTTCTGAAGCAGAACTCAATAACATCGCTGTTGGCTGCCCTGCCCAACGCTAGTAGCCAGTCAGCATCGTAAGCGATCTGTCGTGACCACGATGTTTGACCTAGTGTTGGGACGCTATTCATATCTGTAACGTCGTCAGGGGTGGCAGACGAGATAGCAACCACGGGGATCTGCTCAGAGATAGCAAGCAACTTCAACTCACGGCTCAAGTTCTTCATCTTAACTACCTCGTTGTCAGTCCTAACGTTAGAACTCATGAGGTTTAGGTAGTCAACAAAGACAATGGACGGCCCATACTGATCAATCTTGCCTCGCAAGATAGATGGGGTTACCTCGCCTATACCATCATTAGAAATGATATTGAACTGAGGCTTGTCCTCAAAGGTTTTCTCTGCCCAATCCTTAAACTGATCAGGCTCTACCTCACCAGCAGACAACTTCCTGTGACTCCATCTGCCCTCGCCCATGATTGTGTATACCCTGTTTCGTACCTCTTCTTCTGTCATTTCTAGAGACACAACCAACGGAGACTTGCCCATCTTCCAGGCCTGAACAGCAAGGTAAAGGCTCATCCATGACTTACCAATGGCAGGATAGGCCAGCAGAACACCTAACTGTCCTGGGGTAATACCAGCAGGTAGGTAGTTGTCAAAGCCCTCTAGGCCTGTAAAGATACCGTGAATACCCAACTCCTGCATCTCTTTGACATGCTCATAATGCGCCAACGCACTATCAATATCTGTAGCGTCAACGTCACGGACATTTGAGGTCATGCGCTTTAGGTTTGCAGTTTCAGTAATAAGATAATCAAGTGCCTCGTTAGACTTGTCAGCCTGAACATCGTTGGCAGCATTTCGCAAAGCAATCTTTAGATTGTCCTTGAGGCATTGCGCCTTTAGTTCTTCTAGGTGATGCTTAGTGCTGCCTGTATCTACAACGTAATCAAAGTCTGGAAAGTTTTGCTTAACAATATTGACAGGAGGAACTGACTGATTTTTCTCAGCGTACTCCCTAATAAAACCCCAAACATCTGAATGAGTCCTGATTACTGAATCTGCGCCACCCTGAAACATGATGTGAACTTGCTTATCATTTAGTAGTGCAGATAGTGTTGTAGATTCTAAATTAGCCATTATTCAACCACTCCTTCGCCAACGCTCGTCTCTCTTCTCTTTGCTTCTTATCTAACTCTTGTGCTTTCATAGACGCTATGATTCTATCACAGTTAAAGGAAAAGAACTTCCACGATGGAGAGTCACTAACCTTAAAGTAATAATCAAGCGCAGCACTAATCTCTTGTATCTCATATGACTCTAGAAGAGCATCAGCAGCCCATTGCTCCTTGTTGAAGTTTAGACCAGGATCGCCATAGCCACGATCAATAGACAGTTTCTTGTACTTGCCAAGCATTCCAAACCTGTCCTTGCGGTCTGCCATTATTCATCGTCCTCTTCGTGGTTAATGATTAGCGTAACGTTCCAGTTCTGACTGTCAAAGTCATAGGTAACGCTACTTCCAATGGGGTATGGGTTCTTGTATTGTGAAATCAAGCCACCCATCTTGTTTAGTGCAGCAGTTGCTGATGGTGCAAAGGAACATAGAACTGTTGGTTCCTCAGCGCGAGCAACATATGCCTTGCCGTCTGTCTCATTGAATAGTGCCCAGACCTCATCCATGACCAAGTTCCTCCTTGGCCTCATTCAACTTCTCAATTAGTTCGGTCTCAACCAACTTGTAGACGCGATTGGATGCATCCTTAGTGGTCTCTCCCTCACGAACATAGTCGTCAACCTTGAAGTCAAGTCGCAGGTTCTGGAAATTACCCGTGTTGAGCGTGTAGCCCAGGGTCCAACTTACATTTGTCTGATCCGACATTAGTACCTCCTAAATGGTTTCATTGAATATCGGTATGAACCGACCATCGTCGGCCTTTGTGTATAACAGCATACCATCTCCCATGCGATAGCGCAACTCCTCAAGAGTAGGACAACTATTGTTTGTTATGAGTCCGTCCCTTCTAGGTGGGCCATGGTGAGTCTCTGATAGAACCTCCCTCATCGCATAGATGTGGTCTTCACTATAGTAAGATCTGATCTGCCAGCCCGTCTCCCCGCCTGGTGCTGACCCAATTGCCTTGGGAAACTTGCCTTGCTTTACAAGTCTTGGCAATGATTTTGAATGAATGTTTAATAGTTTTGCTGCTTCTCTTACGGTGTAAGCCTTCTTACGCTTCTTTTTAAACTCAGAATACAGCATAGAACCCTTCATATCTTTATTAATATTCCACCAATAGACCATGTTTGCTGATCTATGGATGTGCTTTACTCGTACCAGATCACCGTTGATAAACCAGATCTTGTTCTTCCAGGTCTTGGCTAGAATGGGACGATCATGGTATGCGCCCTCTTCTTCTCTATTAGGGCGAGGCATGTCGGCCTTCTATCTTCTTGGGTAAAGTTGTGGTAGATCTCCCTACTGCCACAGGTAAGGCAAAATATTTCGATGTGATTATCTGATGTATAAGCACGATCTACAAACATCCTTCCTGTTGAACACCTCTGGCATTTTAACATGCCTACAATTGTACCAGACTATTGAGAAATGCCTACACCTATTGCAGTCATCTGAACGTACATCCCCTGATGTGTGCCACCCTTGGGGAAGTAGATCTGACCGTTGACTAGTGATGGAGTAATGTTTGTCATACTTACGACTGCCCCTGATGCAAAGTTTTGACCGCCAGTATTCTGTAGGGTCATTGTGACAACTGGAGTCTGCAAGAATGGGCTATCAAAAGATACAGTAAAAGTTGAAACGCTATCAGAAGCCACAGTCGCTGATGGGATAAGGTAATACTTTGCTGCTATGCGAACGTTTGCAGTCTTAAGATTGTTTACCCCGCCCTCAGGAGTGAGAACTGATGAAAAAGTATTGGTATTGCTATCAGCAATTTCTCCTGCTAATGAGTTTACCGTATCTACAATGTCGTAGATAAAGGGAACGTCAATAGGTTGTCCCCTTGCTGGTAGTGGTAGTCTGCTTGATGCCATATCTATATTATACCAGATCAGGAGGTTGGGGGCAACTCAGTAGAGTCGTAACTGTAGAAGGGTGACCACTCAGAAAACCTGTTCCTGTCCTCACTAACAATTCTAAATCTAATAGTGTAAACGCCGTCAGTAGTTGTTGGCAAGTCCTCTGCTGGAATGATTACTCTTCTCATTGAATCCCCAAGGTTACTCTAAACTCTACATAGTTTGAGGTATTTGCTACCTTGTCCACGGGCTGCCCGTCTGCTGTGTTTGCCACGGCATATCCTGTAAGGACGTATAGCGGATTTGGTGTGGAGATATTGTCAAAACGAATAGCATCATAAAGCAAATACTGATCTGATGATGGGGTTAGGTCTGCTGAATTCTGGTATACAGAACTCCAAATTCTGACAACTCTTACCTGTGACCAAGAGAAGTTGGGGCTGTAAACCAACTCGTCAAGCCTTCTCTTTACAACGATGTATGCGCTATCAGCAAAATCAGCATCTGTTAACTCTACCTCCATGCGTGCAAAGTTAGTCTCTGGTGTGTTCTCATCTGCCGTCCACTCAACAAGAACCCTAACCTTCTCAGCAGTAGCGGTCGCACCAGAACTGGACTGAGGGGACAGGCATAGAGCAAAACTAATTTCGTCTGCTAGGTTGTTGGCTGATAGATCAACAAACTGATTGAGGTGAATGTGGCTGCTGTCTGGTGTCACAGTCCAATCATCATTGATTGTGGCAGCATCCCCTCGTGCAACAATAGTGTTGTCTAGGTATCGTGCGCCCTCTTGTCTTTCCTCTCTTTGCTCATTAGCAAAAATGGCGTTGTCACTAACCAAGGAAAAGATGGGGTCTGTAATGTTGATGTTTCCTGTACCATCGCCAAGGTCAATGGGCTCAAAGTATTGGAGACCAGAGTCGGGATCGCCAAACTCAATTACGCTATCTGCGTTGTGTACCGCCCAAGGCTCTTCAATGTCAAAGGCATAAAGCATTCTGCTATCTGACTGTGCATTTGCATTGCTGCCAGCAGACCATAGGCCAATCTCAGTAATCTGCAAACGATCTGATTGTGGCATCTCAGCAACGTATGCCATTTTGGTTACTACGTTTCCCTCGTCATCTATATCATTAACAAAACCATTAGAGATAACGGGTATGCGAACCATCTCAAAATCTAGTGCCTTCTTCTCGCTAAAGTCCCCTTGTGAACCAGGCTTTGGGCCACATCCAAGTGCGATATGTGTGCCGTATGCTGGTGCTTGTCCTAGCAAATACTTTGCAATAATTTCTTTTCCTGCGTTAGTAATCATAGTAAGTCCTGTACCTCTCCTGACGATGCTATCTCAACTTCTACATATTCTTCTTCTGATAGATTCTGTAGTGTAATAACTAGGTTGCCATTCTCATCCATAGTAAACATTAATTCTTCATCAATGATCTTGTCTGCAAGCGAAATTGCATACCTTGGCTGTCCCTCAAGAATTGTTCTGTTTGATGTTAGAACTCTGTTGGGATCATAGATTTCATCTAGCAATGACAATTTCTTAACAAGGCTGTAGGAAACATCCTTACCATCTACCGTGTCGTGGCGTGCTACATTAGAGAACTCAATGCCGCCTACTGCTGTGTAGATTAGGTCGGTCATAATCTCTGCTGGAACTGTAGTGTTGTCGTATTGAACAACATCTGGGTCGGCTTGCCTGATGGTTCTCTGGTCAGCAATCAAGCCTGAACCACCATCAAATACGAGATAGCCTGGTAGCAACGGTACGGGGTTTACCATATCACACCTCTGCCAAGTATACTGTCATAGAATTTTCTCCTAAAGAATGACTATACTCAATATTATACACTACAAAACTCTTGTCTGCACTTGTAAGCGTGTCCACACCGTCTATCTGATAGTCAACAGAAAGCATGTCTCCAAGTTGAATTGTGGGGGTTGGGAATATTGATGCACCAATAACTCTCTTAGGCTTCATGACCCTATCAGTTATCCACCCCATCATCTCACTAGCGGTGTCTTCGTCCTGAATATACAGGCTGTTAATGTCAAACTGAGTGATTCCATTCTTCATTCTGCTAATCTTTAGTTTGTCCTGGATCTTCTGGTAGTCTCTTGCGCTGTAGGTTACTGGATCTAGTCCTACATAACTCTTAGAGAAGTCAGACATTTCTTTGTAGTAGTCGTCTACAGTAAGTTTATTTGATGTGCTTTGTGTAAAGGTAACTCCCAGAATTCTTAGATAGTTACCAGAACTTGAGTCAAGAGTAATAATCTTATCTGTCGCATTAAACACCATGAACTTCGCTCCGTATGCGTTTGCTCTAAATCCTGAGACAGCATAAGTTTTTAGATTGCTAAATGTGGGCGCAAGTTGTGCGGTTAGTGCTGGATAGGCTCTATCAAACTTAACATCAAAGTAAGCCATTTCCCTCATGATTGTGCCAAACTCATCGTAATACATGATGTATTCTGGATCAGAGTCTGCACTAATACCAGAAAGGAATGAGCCTTGTATCATACCGCTTACAGAATACTTTCTCAATGCCTCGTTTACAGAATCTTCTGTGGTTCCAAATACCTTGGGAATGTCTACAGGCATGTAGTCTGATCCATTCTTGCCGTAGTTCATGTTGACCGCATAAACATTCTCAAACATGCACTTGCTGTTTCCTCTAACAAACAATGCCATATTATTCTTGACGGGTAGTGGACTTGTGTCACGAACAACTGCCAACTGCTTACCATTTAGATACAGATAAAACTCTAAGCCCTCTTGCTGTGGGTTGCCAAAGGTTTCTGCTATTGGCTTGTATTCAATATCAATATCGTATACTGTTGGGTTTTCGTCTCCTACCACACGATACTCTCCTGCAAACATTCCTGTGTCTGTAATAATTGGTGCTAGGCCTGTCCATAGTTTGATTGGGTATGCCTTGCCGTCTGATGACCCTACAACCTTGTAGAAGACTACGTTGTGAACAGTAACGCCTGTTGGAATGTATGCCTCAACAATACCTCCTGAATCTGGAGATGCAGTACCCACTCCTGAGACTCCATAAGAAATAGTCCTACCATTGATTGATGTAATTACCTGATTGCCGTTCATGTTGTTGATGTTAAATCCTGCAACCGCAATGGTATCTCCTACCTCAAACTCATGATCAACATTTGTAGTTAGATAAGCAACGTCATTGATTACGTTAGCATTTTGCTTATCAATATTGTAGCCAACAATTTGCTTGTCTCCAAGGTTGATGGGGGCATTCTTGTTTAGAGCAATCAGTTCCATAAAGTATCCCTCGTTGGTCTGGTTGTTGACCATAATACCCATACCACCTGATCCACCCTGAATTGCAATGTCGTCTTCTGAGTTAGAGGTGGGGATGTAGTAATAAGGTGAAGCACCTAGGGCATCTTGATTTGACGCAGAAGATCCTGCAATCTCACCAATGATCCTCATTCTTGTTCCGTAGTGAACATACTTTCTGTCAAACTCTTTCATTGTGTAAGAGATAAACTTAGAATATGGCTTAGTTCCGTCTTTCCTTGCGTTGCCCTCATAGGTAAGCGCAGAGGACTGAACAGTACCACCCTGGGTTGTAACCCAATCATTGTCTTCATCGCTCCAATATACCTGGGACAAGGTATTCTTAATAAAGCCTTCCTTGGTTGCGCTTCTGCCTACTGCATATGCCTCAAGGGTATTGCCACCCTCTGATCCCTGCTGCAAAGTGTCTGGGTACTGAATGACCTGCTGCGTATTGAATAGGTAGTCTACCTGATGCTCAACCCCGTAAAGGTTCTGATCTGAAGTCCACTCACTTGCAATGCCAGCATTGTGGTAAACAACATCTGTGCCAAACTGCCCTCTGCCATGCTTCTCACATTCACCTGGGATTGCCTGACCCTCAGCATTAAACTTAGGCTCTGCATAGATTCTAATGTTTCCTGTTGGATACATCTTTCCGTTGAATGGTAGTTCTAGAATGTACTTCTGATACTCTTGTGTGCTTGTAATCCAAACAGGATCTTCTTGACCAGAGACATTGTATTCTACTGCATCGTACCTGATAATCTCTCCCGCTGCATAGAAGTATCCATTGTATCTTGCAATAAAGTACACTCCCGATCCAACGTCAATTACATTGTCTATAATTCTTCCATTGAGATCAACTGTTGGAACTGTTGCTGAAAGGTCAGAGTCAAGAGCCATGGCTGCCAGGGCATAGGATGACTGATTCTGTACCTGCTCATTGATAGACTTCGTGTTTTCAGATCCAGATACCTCCCACAACAACGTTGGAGCGTACACCCATGTCTTTGATGCATCGTTGAACTGTGCCTGCTGCAAGGTGGCGTAGTTTCTCTGTAGGCTTCTCTTTGTGTAGTTGATTACACCATCGTTGAGAACCTTCTTGTCTGCTGATGATATCTCAATAATGTTAGGCAACTTAAATCCAAGCGTCTCGCTCTGTAGGGCAAACGTTGGATCATAGAATTCTTCATCTTCTGCTGGCAGCAATCTTTCTTTAAGAACAATAACTAAATTATTATACTCATCAAAATACATTGCAGACTGAGTTGCCTTAGCAAGTTCGTTTAGAATCTCCGCTACGCTTTGATCTGGTGGAACAAAGAAGTAGGGAATGATTGGGTCTGGCTGACCAGGCTTTCTCCTAAATGTAAAGTTTGTAAAGCCTATAGAGTCAAGCAAAACCATGACTGCATTACTTAGTGAAATATTTCTCAAGAAGGTCTCAGGAGCCTTCTGAGCCTCTAGAATTCCGTAGGCATCTCTGAGTTCAATACTGACATTTTGTGCCCCATTGATTGATTCTGGCAGTTTATCTGTGTACATGGTCTTGAGTGGCACCCAATAGTTATACTCCCCAATGTTTCTAAGCACATCATAGAAGTCAAATTTGATTGCCTTGTCTAATGCATTGGCAACAATACTACCCGTTCCCGCGTCTGGGTCAAACACATTTTGCTCTGAGAATTCTAGTTGATAATTAGCCAATTCCATAGAGCCAGTAGAACTTAGCAGGCCACCGATTGGTAGCGGTGTGTTTCCAAGATCAGCCATTGTCTTAGTTAGATTAAATGAGATAGCAAACTTGGTCATATCTACAGCAAGCCTAGGAGACATTTCAATAAGATCAAAGGTGCAGTTTCCCTTATTCATTGAGTCAACGACAATCCTAATGCCTCTAATAAAGTCAAATTCACGATATGCCCTCGCACCATCGCCAGCAATGTATGACCTTGTGTCATCAAGATCCTTGACAAATCCTGTTGAGTTTGTTACTGAGTATGGCTCAACATCCCAATTGTATTGTGGGGTAAACGTTTCCCATCCATCAATGTAGTAGATGTGGTAGGTTCCAATGTCATCTTGGTTCTCTTTTACTAAGTAGGCATATCCTGATGGTGCTGCGTCTGGAAGCATGTCAACAGAATAAACCTCTCCTGCATCTACAAATATGTCTCTGTAAATCTCTGGAATCTGCAAGGCAAAGGATAGTTCTACATATCCGTCCTCACCAATAATTGGATCGCCATTTGCTCTAGTAGAGTTGGCGGTAAAACTGTATGCCTCTCTCCATCCACCGTTTCTATCTAAAACTTCTACCCTCCAAAACGATGGGATAGTCATGTTCTCACGACCGTAGAACGGATCATCTATTACATTGCCTGTATAAACATCAACAATGTCATTTAACTCAACGTCGCCAACATTGGTTTGCATCTTGACAACTAGCCTGTTTGCTGCTACGCCTTCCTTGTATACAACAAATGGTGCAACATCGTCAATGAAATACTGACCACCCTCTGATGGTTCTTGATCTGAAACACCATACTCTGTACCGCCCTCTGTTCTGTAAGAAGTCCAATACTTAAATGGATCGTCTCTGTGTGATGCGTAGTATCTTGGACGCTTTGCAAGGTATGGACGATTCTCAATTATCTCGTAACTTCTATCGCTTGTTGGTTCGCCGTCAAGGAACTGAGGAGAGTTTGTTTCTTGGTTAGCAAGCAAAAGAATCTTGTTAATTCCTGAGCGTGGCCTGAATGGTTTAAAACAATCTTCTAAAGAGTATAATAGTCCTAGTAGTCTTTTTGGCTCCACAAAAATCTCTGGGTCTCCGTCATCGGTCACCCCTCCGTCAATCGTAACGTCAGAGTCTGTTGCGCCGTTAATAAAAATATCTTCCTGAACCTCGTCCATGGGCCAGTAGGTGGGTAGCGTTGATCTCAGAATGTCATCAGGATCTCGTGGTCTAAAACGATGATTGCCAATTCTCTCAATGTTCTCTGGGTCATTCATGTTCCATTCAGCGTAAACTTGACGACGCAATTCGATAGTGTGTTGAGTCTCTAGAGCATCCTTTACTTCTTCATTTTCAAACATTAGACCTCATCCAAACCAATGTTTACGTTCCAGAAATCGTAAATGCCCCTCTTCACAACAGTATAATCAAAGGAGGCAAAGTATACATGAACAATCTGACTGTACTGTGCCAACCTAAAAAATTGCAATGGGTCACCAGCAAAGTTATCGAACCTGTCATAGCATAGGAATAGCCAGAAGGGTCCAGGGTGGCTCTGATACCAGTTAAACATATCTAACCCGCCTGCACCACCATCAGTTGTATACATCTCTCCTGGGTTTCCCTCTTGATCACCAAACACCTGCCCCTTGCCTGTCTCAGTATACTGGTAGAAGTTTGACGCTCTGCGTGATGGGATCATAGACCATCCAGTACTAATTGTCAACTTGTCTACTGTGTGATAAGACCTCATTGTTCCGTTAATCATTCTGTTTCTGTTCTCAATTCTGTTCAAACCAAAAGAGATTTCAGACCTATTGTCATCAGTCAGGATAATAAAGTTCTCATCCTCTACGCCGTAGATATCGCCATTGAGCAAGTTTTCGCTATCAGAAAAGATCATCGCCTGTGGACGATCATACTTCTTTCTACCTTGCATGTACTGTGTACTAACCACGATAACTCCTTACGTTTGATGAGTCAATTTGCTTGATCTTCTTAACAACAACTGTTGCAATCTCATCTGCACTTGCGTTCGCGTTGTTAACAGGAACATTGACGTTGTAGGTATTATTATACACGTTAGACGTACTTGATGCACCGACTGCCACAGCCTTGTTTGCTGCGTCTGGGCTATTGAATGCTGGGGCAGCACCCTGATTAATCTTCATAAGATTGTTTACACCATACTTGTCAACCATTGGCTTGCGGATTACAAACTCGCCAGGTGTTGCACGAATGATTCTGCTATCGCCACCGCCTGATCCTGCCACCTTGCCCCCAACCTTGTAGCCTGGGATCTTTCCTCCTGCTGCGAATGTGGGAGGTACGATTGCGTAAGCACTCTCTAGTGCCTTCTGGTAGTCCTTGTCTGCCTGCCTAATCTCAGCATTGATATCCTTAATCTTAGCCCTGCGGCCCTTAGTCATCTTCTTGCTCTTGATTCTAGCCTTGCGCTGACGCAATCTACGCAACTTGCTATCGCGTGCCTCTCTGGCTGCGTCAACTGCCTCACCAACTTGCTTCCACATGCCTGCTAGTTCTGCTGCGTTTTCAGCGGCTACACCTGTCTGGTCTGCCATTTGCTGTGCCCAGTTTGCTGATGCCTCTGCTAGTTGGTTAATGCTATCCCACTCGCTCTTTGATAGGCCAAGGTAGGTTGTCTGCAACTTCTCCATCTCAATCTGATTAGATAGATTCTCAAGTGCGTACCTCTTTGCCTCAATCTCATTCTGTAGTGGCTCAATTCTGGTCTGCTGAATGACAAGGATCTCTGCCTCCTTGGCAGCGATCTCAGCAAGGACTTGCTTCTCCTGCTGCTCAATCTGGAAGATTTGCTCCTTGAGAGGTAGAATCTGATTCTGTTCTCTGTTGTAAATCTCATCCTCAATGTCACGAATGAGCAATGATGTTTGATAAGATTGTTCCTTAAGTTGGTATTGACGCTCTTCAATCTGTGCCCTGTTCATGCCCTGCTCATTAGTTAGTGCTGCGATTGCTGCATCAACATTGTTGCCCCCTGAGTTTTGGTCAGCGGCTGCTGCTGCGGCTGTTGCCTGCATCTCTGCCTGTGCTGCTGCGGCTGCGGCAATATCACCTCTTGACAAGGCATCGGAAACATTTAGTTGCTGCCTCTGTAGATCAAGGATGTGCTGATTTACCTTAGCAACTTGCTCTAGAGCCTCTTGACGCTCTGCATAAGCATCTCTAATCTTTTGCTCTGCTCTTGACATAATATCAAGATCACGAGACAATGCGTCAGACTCACGATTACGCAACTCATCTTCACGACGCAACTCTTCAATTCTACGACGATCAAGTTCATTGAGTCTTTCTAGTTGTGAGATGTTCTCATTTAGTGAGTCCTTGCGCTTCTGTAGAGCATCTAGACCAGTACCTTCGCGCTGCTCAATAAGTCTAATCTGTTCCTCAATTGCATCAATTTCTTTCTCTGCCAAGAGGATTGCTTGCTCTCTTTGGAGGATTTCTGCTTCCATCATATCTGTAGAAACGCCATACTTGTTCTTAAACCCATCTCTTAGTTTCTTTTCAATCTCAGCGTATGCCTTGTCAAAGTATGCGGTAACCTCGTCTGCCTGCTTCCTTGCTGCATCTTCTGGTGAGGCGGTTTCCTTGTATGCCTGACGCAATAGTTTTTGCATTCTCTCCCATTGCTTAGCATTCTTCTTGCCTGCCGCAAATACAATGTCTGCTGCTAGTTCTGAATTACTTGCAATTTCCTTAGCCATTTCTGGACTAAACCCTGCTAGAGATAGTTCTGCATATGCTCTGTTCTGAGTCTTCTTGTTTGATACCTGAGTTCGCAAGTCTTCAATCTGCTGACCAAGGGACTGGTTCTTAAACATCTTGATAATCTTTTCTTGTTGCTTCTTGCTCTTGCCCAAGAACTCCTGAATCTGTGCTAATCCAGCCTCCCCTTCGCCAAACATCGCAATCATTTCGCTTGTAGCACCCATCTGCCTAACCCTTTGTAGCGCACCACCAAAGAACTTCTTCCTAGCCTTCTTGTACTTCTCTGCCTCCTTGTCTGCTGCAATGTACATAATCTTATTGGCCTTCATGTCATCAATAACCTTTGTGAGCCAGGAACGCTCTGCCTTTCCACCGCTACCGCCTGAATTGTCAAGGTCGTCTAGTTGCTTATTAAGATCCTCTTGCGCTTCTGCTGCTGCCTGTGCGTCGGCCTCTCGCTCCAATAGGTTGACGGTAACATCACTAAGATTACCCATGCTGCCTCTGTATGAGGAAGTGTCGCCAAGTGCGTTTAGCGTTCCCTGCCTACCTGCATCAGTAAGATTACCTGATGAGTCAAATGAAGAAGAGTATTGAGCAATAAATGATCTTCTTGT